ACTGCACTTTTTCTCCCCGACAAATCGACTAAGCCACCGATCTGAGCGGCTTAGACCCGGCTCCCGGCGGGGGGCGAGATGCAACGTACCTGCCTGACCTGCTCGGAGGTGATCCCGCCGCAGGTCGGAAGGCAGCAGCCACGCAAGTACTGCGTGACGTGCCGGCCACCACGCAACCGCGGTGAGGCCACCGTGACGACCCTGCGCTCGGCGCCGCCCGCCCAGGGAACCTGCCCAGGGTCGGCTAGCGGCTCGCCCGTCGCCCCGACGTTGCATGCGGCGACGCTGCAGCGGCTGGCCGAGCACGGGCAGGCCACCACGCCTGAAGGGGTACTTGTCCTCGAGCTGGCCCGCCAGATCGACGCCGGCGGTCACTCGGGTGCGTCGCTGGCGTCATTGTCGGGTGCATTCTCGAAAGCCCTGGTCATCGCGATGAAGGATGCCGGGCAGAACGCCGACGTCATTGACACGATCTTCGGCACGGGCTGATGACGGAGCGTGCGCTAGTGGAGCGGGCGCCGGTGGAACCGGCGTACCTGTTCATCCCCCCGCGCGCCGGGTCGGCGGTTCGCCAGGTCGCCGCGGTGTGCGCGAGCGTCGGGCGGATCCTGGACGCCGAGCAGCTCGTTGCCGTCGATGCCCTGACCTCGGTGAAGGCCGATGGGACACCGGCCGCACTCGAGGGCGCGATCATCTCGGCCCGGCAGAACCTGAAGACGTTCATTCTCGAGGGCATCGCCCTGACGAAACTGATCGAACCGGACCGGCCGGGTGTGCAGCCGATGCGGCTGGGGATCTGGTCCGCACATCTGTTCGACACCGCCCAGGAATCGTTCCGCAACTTCGATGAGCTGCTTGCGGGGTGGTCCCACTTGTCCAAGCGCGTGAAGAAGATCAGCCGCGGCAACGGCGAGGAAGAGATCGAATTCATCGGCGGGCGCCGGCTGAAATTCAAGGCCCGCTCGAAGAGTGGTGGGCGCGGTCTCACTGGAGATTTCGTCATCCTGGATGAGGCGTTCGCGTTGCAGCCGGGTCACATGGGTGCCTTGCTGCCGACGCTGTCGACCCGGCGCCGGGCGCACGTGCTGTACGGGTCATCGGCGGGCCAGGACGGCTCGGAGGTGCTGCGCGGGATCCGTGACCGCGGCCGCGCCGGCGGTCCGGGAGCACCGGCCTATGTGGAGTTCTGCGCACCCGAGACGGCCTGCGCGGAACTCCACATCTGCCGGCACGTCGCGGGCACGCCGGGATGTGCGCTGGATCGTGAGGACCTGTGGTTGTGCGCGAATCCGGCGCTCGGGCGGCGGATCAGCGTGGAGCACCTGCGCGCCGAGCGGCTGGCCCTGGCGCCGCCGGAGTTCGCTCGCGAACGCCTGGGCTGGTGGGATCAGCCGGGCACCGCCTATCGCCCGATCCCGCTGGACCTGTGGGCACGCCGGTGCGACCCGGGTTCGGTCATCGCCGGCGCGATCACCATCGGTATCGACATTCCCCCGGATCGCCGGTCCGCCTCGGTCGCGGTGGCCGGGCGCCGCGCCGATGGGCGCGCGCACCTCGAGCTGGCCCGCACCGAGGGAGGCGTTGACTGGGTGGTCAAGCAGGTCGTCAAGATGCTCGCCGAGCAGGAGGTCTACAACATCGTCGTTGGCGAGTCACTGCGCCCGGCGATCGTCGGTGACAAGCTCGCGCTCGGCCCGCTGATGCCCGCGTTCCTGGCCGAGGACGTCACCCCGGTCCTGTCGGGGCCGGGTGAGATGGCCCAGGGCTGCGGACGTCTGCAGGATGCCGCCGAGGCCGGCACGTTCCGTCACATCGGTCAGGACCCGCTGACCGCCGCGATGGAAGCTGCCGTGAAACGCGACCTCGGTGACGGCGGGTGGCTGTGGGGTAAACGTGCCTCGGCTGTCACCGGCGGCAACATTTCCGGGCTGGTCGCGATCACTGAAGCCCATCGGGCGCTGACTGAGGTCATCGACGCTGGGGCTTGGGGGTTCTTCGAGTGAACCCCGTCGGATGGGTCCGGCAGTTGTTCGGCCGCCGCGAAGAGCAGCGGTATTCGATGGACGACTACGCGAACTGGATGAACTCGTTCGGGTACAACGGCAACACCTACGGTTTCTCGCCGATCCGCCAGACGCTGACCGGCGACGACGTCGAGCCGGCGACGACCGATTACCTGGGTCTGGCGTCGAGCACGTTCGGCGCGAACGCTGTTGTCTTCGCGTGCATGGCCCTGCGCCAGCACGTCTTCTCGACGATCCGTTTCCAGTGGCAGAACATGGCCGACGGCCGGCCGTCGAAGCTGTTCGGCACCCAGGCATTGCAGTTGCTGGAGACCCCGTGGCCCGGCGGCACGACGCAGGATCTGCTGGCGCGGATGATCCAGGATGCCGACCTGGCCGGTTCCTGCTACCAGTTCGTGGATACGCCCCTGGCCCGCATCGGTGGCGACGGCGGCCAGGAACTCGTGCGGATGCGCCCGGACTGGGTGGAAGTGGCGATGGAGCCGCGGATGGTGCGCGGGCGGCAGGTGGGCTGGCGCAAGACCGGCTACCTCTATACCGAGGGCGGCTACGGCTGCGGGTCTGACCCGGTGCCATTCGGGGTGGAGGAGGTCGCGCACTTCGCGCCGATCCCCGATCCGCTGGCCCGCTGGCGCGGCATGTCGTGGCTGACCCCGCTGATTCGCGAGATCCAGGCCGACGCCCTGATGACGACGCACAAGCGGAAGTTCTTCGAGAACGGCGCCACCCCAAACATGATCATCAAGTATCCGGAGACGATGCAGAAGGGCCGCGTGCTGGAGTTCAAGGCGCTGATGGACGCCGAGCACCAGGGCGTCAACAACGCGTACAAGCGCCTTCACATCGGCGGCGGCGCCGATGCGACCGTGGTGGGCACCGACATGCAGGCGATGACCTTCAAGGAGGTTCAGGGCGCGGGCGAGACCCGCATCGCCGCGGCCGCCGGGACGCCGCCGGTGCTGGTGGGTCTGTCGGAGGGCCTGAAGGGCAGTTCGCTGAACGAGGGCAACTATGCGATGGCTCGCCGTCGGATGGCGGATGCGACGATGCATCCGCTCTGGCAGAACGTCGCCGGTTCGATGGCCATCGTGCTTGGTGCGAAACCTGCTCCGAGCACCCGCCTCTGGTATGACACCCGCGATGTTCCGTTCCTGCGTGAGGACGAGAAGGACGCGGCCGAGATCTCCCAGGTTCAGGCCACGACCATGCGCACTCTCGTTGATGCCGGATACACCCCTGACTCGGTCAGCTCGGCGATGCTCGCCAGCGACTGGGGCCTGCTCGTCCATTCGGGGTTGTTCTCGGTGCAGTTACAAGCGGTCGGCGCCGGGAAGCCCGCACTGGGCGCCGGGCCCAACCCTGCGCCCGGCGCACCAGCCGAGAACAAGGCATCCGACGCCGCCCGGCTGATCCAGCAGATCTATCTCGGGATCGGGAAGGTCATCACCGTCGAGGAGGCCCGCCGGATCGTGGTTCAGGCCTCGGGTGTGGACCTGCCCCCTGGGATCGATGCCGCGACCATCTTCGCCGATCTGCCACCCATGCCATCACCGGCCGCCGGAAGTGAGTGATCATGCCTGAACTGCTGTTCGCGCCGCCGAGGGAGATGCTGTACCGCGCCTCGTACCCGGGGATCGGGTTGCGCGCGGTGACGGTGACATCGCCGGGTGAACCGGATGACCCGGCCGGCGCCCCACCGGAGCCACCGGAACCGGCGTTCATGGTCGGGCACTTCGCGACGTTCGACCGGTGGCTCCGGATCAACTCCATGTTCGAGGGCAACTTCATGGAGCGGGTCGCGCCCGGGGCGTTCAAGAAGACGATGCGCGACCAGCGGGACTCGATGCGGGTCCTGTTCCAGCATGGGCGTGATCCGCAGGTCGGTGACAAGCCGCTCGGCCCGATCACGGACCTGCGCGAGGACGACGTGGGCGCCGCCTACGAGGTGAGGATGCTCGACACCTCCTACAACGCGGACCTCATCCCGGGCCTGCGCGCGGGCCTGTACGGGGCGAGCTTCCGCTTCTCGGTGCTGCGCGAGGAATTCAACATGGAGCCGGGCGTTTCGGAGATGAATCCGGCCGGCATCCCGCAGCGGACCATCCAGGAAGCACGCGTCAGCGAGTTCGGGCCGGTCACGTTCCCGGCCTACGCCGACGCCAGCGCCGGAATCCGCTCCATGACGGACGAGTTCATCCTTGCCCGTTTCAAGAACAACCCGGACCGGGTGCGCGAGCTCCTGGGTCTCGGGTCAGCAATGCCCGCAGTGCCAGACAACGCACCTCCCGCCGGCGCCGAGCTTCGGCTCACCCCGGTTCGGGACGCCGCGAGCAGCCCACCCAGGCCGCAGCTGGTCGTCGTCCGCAACCCGCGCCGTCAGAGAGGAACCAGGTCATGATGACCCGGCAGGAAAGGATCGACCGCGTCGCCGAATTGCGGCGCTGGATCCAGGAGCAGCACGACGAATTCCGGGACGAGTCGTTCCCGGCGGACGTCCAGGAGGAATGGGACCGCAACAACGCCGAGCTGGAGCAGCACGAAGGCGTGCTCGCGCAGCTGGAGGCACGGGACGCCCGGATCATCCAGGTCGCCCAGGACCCGCAGGCCCGCGAGAACGGCGCGGACATCGGCGGCCTGCGCAACCGGCCCCGGGCAACCCCGCTGATCTCGCGGATGTCCGAGTCCGAGGTCTACGACCTGTCCGAGGTGCGCTTCAACCCGCTGGATCCGCAGCGGGCGGGGCGTGAGATGTGCGAGCGGGCGATGCGGGCCGTGGAGATCTCGCATTTCCCGGCCGTCGACCACGTCGGCGGTGACCAGGCTCGCGCACAGGCGCACGTGACGAAGTTGCTGCGCCGCGCCGACGATGAGGACTGGCAGGCGCAGGACCTGGCCCGCCGGATCCTCATCACCGGATCCAAGGATTACCAGCGGGCGTTCACGAAACTGATGTCCGCGGCGATGCGTGGCTCGGCCGGCTTCGCGAACCTGACGCCGTCCGAGTCCCGGGCGGTGGAGGCGTCCCGTGCGCTGTCGGTCGGCACGGGCGCCTCGGGTGGTTTCGCGGTCCCGTACCAGCTGGACTCGACGATCATCCCGACCAGCAACCTGTCGGTGAACCCGTACCGGGCGATCAGCAACGTGGAGCAGATCTCGGGCACCAATGAGTGGCGCGGCGTTACCAGCGCCGGTGTCTCGGCGGCGTACGCGGCTGAAGGTACGGAGTCCTCGGACAACAGCCCGACCCTGGCGCAGCCGACCCTGACCACGGTGCGAGCCCAGTGCTTCGTGCCGGTGTCGATCGAGCTCACCCAGGATTGGGGCCAGATCCAGCAGGAACTCGCCGGCCTCATCCAGGACGCGAAGGACGACCTGGAGGCGACGCAGTTCTCCACCGGTACCGGCACGAACGCCCCGTTCGGTGTCATCACCGGTGCGACGACCACCGTGTCCACGATCACCGCGGCGACGCTCGCCGTCGGCGACCTGTACGCGCTGGAGAACGCGCTCGGGCCTCGGTTCCGCCCGCGCGCTCAGTGGGTTGCCAACCGGGCGCAGTACAACCGGGTCCGGCAGTTCGACACGGCCGGTGGCGCGAACCTCTGGGTTTACCTGGCCCAGGGCCTGCAGAACAATGTCCCGCGCGGCGGCAACACCGGTGCGGAACTGCTCGGCTACGCGGCGAACGAGTGCTCGGCGCTGTCGGCGACGACGGTGACCGCGCAGAAGATCGCGGTGCTCGGCGACTGGCGGTACTTCAAGATCGTCGACCGGATCGGGATGGACATCGAACTGATCCCGCATCTGTTCGGCGCTACGAACCGGTTCCCGACCGGCCAGCGTGGGTTCTTCGCGTTCTGGCGGAACACGGCGAAGGTGCTGGACGGGAACGCTTTCCGGACCCTGCTCGTCGCCTGATCCATCCGCTCGGCCGCAGCATCGGGATTGATCTCACCTGTGTACTCGATCCCGATGCTGCGGCACCACCGAACCAGAAGGAGGCGGCCCGATGGCTGCTGCACGCACTACGGCAAGCGGTGAGATCTTCGTCGCGAAGCAGTCATTCTCCACGGACGTCGACGGCGTCCCCGTCTCGGTGAACGCGGGCATCACCCGGGTACGCGCCGGCCACCCGCTACTGAAAGGTCGCGAGGCCCTATTCGAGCCGATCACCGTGCATTACGACGTCGACCAGGCGTCGCCGGTGCGCGGCGAGACCCGGGGCTGAGCGATGGCTTTCGGTGACGCAGTCATCGTGGTCGCGTCGGCGGCCCGCACGACGACCGGGAACTCCGCCGCTCTCGTGTGCGAGAAGGGCCTGAACCTCAACCTGCTGGTCGAGGTGACCGCCGCGTCCGGAACGACGCCGTCACTGGCGCTGACGGTGGAGTGGTCGATGGACGGCACGAATTTCGGCGCTCTCGACACAGCCCCAGATGGCTTTACGGCCATCACCGCGGCCACAGTTCGGGTGGTGAAGCAGTTCCCAGTCAGGGCGCCGTTCTTTCGGGTGGTCTGGACGATCACGGGAACCACCCCGAGCTTCACCTTCCAAGCATCCAGATATGTAACCGCCTGAAGAATTGAGGCAACGCCTCAACTCATCGCCCCGGCCAAGAGCGAGGCCGTCATCAGGAACATCGGAAGCGGCACGGTCTACATCGGGGGTGACGACGTGACCCTGAGTTCCGGCTTTCCCCTGGATGGGGCCCAGTCCTTCGCGGTCACCCTCGGCCGAGGAGCGGACCTCTATGCAATCAGTCCGGGTTCTACGGACCTGGCGGTTCTGGTCCAGAGCTGAAAGCCCAGCTTCACCTTCCAGGCCTCCCGGTACGTCACGGCCTGAATTTCTTCCTGAACAATCAAGCAGAAAGGTCCGGCCAATGGCTCGCTATATCGCGTCTTTCGTCAGCCAGGCGGGTCAGCTCGCCGGCGTCAACGCCACCACCACCGTCAACGGCTACCTCGGCTCCTGGGTCGGTTCGGCCACGTCAGGGTTCCGCCTGCGCCGTCTGTCGGTCGGCGTCATTGGCGGTGCGTCGGTGCCGACCTCCCAGCAGGTTGACATCGCCGTATTCCGGCAGACGGTCACTCCGGCCGGTACCGGCCTGACCACGGTGGCCGGCACGGCGATGGAAGTCCACACGCCGCAGACGGATCCGACCGGTGGTCTGATCGTCACCACGGCCACCACGATCGGCACGACCGGCCCGACGCTGACGGCCCCGACCGCACCGCCGTTCGTCCTCACCTTCAACACTCAGAGCACGCTGGACGTGCCGATCGAGTTCATGGAAGAGCTGATCGTGCCGATCGGCGCGGCATCCGGATTGGGGTTCGTGAACTTCACGAACGCCTTGCCCCCCGCGCACAAGATCCGGCTCACGGTAGAGATCGAGGTCTGATCAGTGGCTGTACTCCAGGTGATGCCCGTCGTGTTCAGCGACGGGTTCGCCGAGCGGGTGGTGCTCATCCCGTTCACCAAGGCGTCGGCGGCCGACACGCTCGACCTGTCGTCCCTGTTCTCGGTGATCATCTGTGCCTGTGTGATCGCCACCGCTGGTACGGGTGCCGGTACCGCGATTGTGGCGACCTTCACGGGGACCTCGATCACCGTGCCATCTGGGCCGAGCAACACGGCTGGCTTCATCCTGGTGTTCGGGGAGCACGTCTAATGCCCGGCTACCGCTCGACCCTGGTTGAGGCCCAGATTGACGGGACGGCTCTGGCGAACACGGTCACGGAGACCAGCCTGATCCCGCCCGGGGCGAAGATCTTCCTACCGTCCGGCTATCTGAACCGGGTCGGGAAGGTCTTGAATGTCACCGCCAGCGGCCGTATTTCGACGCTGACCGCTGCGCCGGGGACACTGACGTTCAAGTTCAAGCTCGGCCCGACAGCGAACATCGCCGTGAGCACCAGCCAGGCCATCGCGCTGAACACCACGGCCAAGACGAACGTCGCCTGGGTGCTGGAGCTGTACATGGTGGTCAGGGCCGTCGGGGCGTCGACCACGGCCACGGTGTTCGGCCAGGGTTTCTGGACGTCGGAGGCCAACATCGGCGCGGCGGCACCTGCAGCGGGCGCGCCGACGAGTGCCCCCTGGCAGGTGTCGGCACCGGCAGTCGGTACCGGCTTCGACAGCTCGGTAGCTAACCAGGTCGACCTGACCGGCACATGGTCTATCGCGAACGCCGCGAACTCCATTCAACTGCATACGTTTTCGTTGGAAGACCTGTCCACCACGCCATAGTCCCCGGGGTGGCCTGAGCCATGTCTCTGACGATCACCAGCGCAACACCGCTCGTTCAGAACCTGACCACCACCGTGACGACGGCCAGCTTCACGCCGGTCGCCGGGTCGGTGCTGATCGCGATGGGAGTCGGGTCGTCGTCGGCCTCGGCGGCGACGACGTCGACGATCACCGATTCGCTCGGTGGGGTCTGGACCCAGCGGGCGCACGCCAACAAGACGGCGCCCGGTGGGACCGGCGACGGCGGAGACACGGTCATCTCCTCCCGGGTGATCGGGATCGCGCCGACCGCGATGACCGTAACGAACACGGTGACCGGCACCACCCCGGACGGCGCCGGGCTGCAGGTGTTCCAGGTGGTCCCGCAGGGCCAGATCGTGTTCGGGGCCACCGCCGTGGCGTCCCCGGCGGTTGGGCCAACGTTCACGGCGAGTGTCACCAATATCTACTCGGGCAGCACGATCCTCGCGGCGGCCGACAACTGGAACCTGGCGACCTATACCGCGAGTAGCACAGACCTGAGCCTGTTTTCGTTCTTCAGCAACGGCAACATCGGCGGGTCATTCGGGTACAAGGTTGCGACCGCCATCGGGTCGCAGTCCTCCAACTTCACCTCTACCGACGCCGGTGGGCTCTGGTACTACGCGCTCGTTGAGATCGCCGACGTCCAGCCGCCCGGGATCCAGACCCCCGGACCCCCGGCCACGACCAGCAGCATCTTCGGCCTGGCGCTGCCGTACTTCATCGACCCGCTCGCCGGTGGCGACACCGGCCTACCGGGTGTGCCGATCCCGATCTGGCAGCCCGCGCCAGTCTTCCGGTATGCGGTTAAGGGCCTGCCGCGCCGTCGCCCGACTACTCCCTCACCGGTGCCGCCTCAGGTTGTCCCGATCCCGCCGGTCACCCGCCGCGCGGTCAAGGGCCTCTACCAGCGGCGGCCGCTGAACCGGAGGCCCGTTCCACCGCAGGATCGGATCCCCCTGCCGGTCGTGCGGAAAGCGGTCAAGGGCGTCCCCCGCCGTCGCCCGGCCGATGTCACCCCGGTCCCGCCGCAGGACCGGATCCCTCTGCCAGTTGTCCGCCGGGCGCTCAAGGGCACGCCGCGACGTCGCCCCGCCGCGGTAACCCCGGTGCCGCCTCAGGCGTGGCCGATACCCCCGGTTATCAGGCGGGCGATCAAGGGTCTCTACCAGCGGCGGCCGCTGAACCGCGCGATTGTCCCGGACCAGGTCATCATCCCGCCGCCCGCCTACCCACCAGCGCCCGTCACCTTGCGGGCGCTGCGAGGAATGCGCCGGCGGATCCCGACCACCTCCATGCCGGTCCCGCCGCAGGTCTTCCCGCCGGCGTTCATCCCGCAGACCGCGCGTCGCGCTCGAGCGGCCCTGCTCGCGCGCCGTACCCGTGGCGACGTCACACCGCCCCTCGACCAGTCCGGCCCGCCATCCCTGCCCCGGTCTCGGCGGGCCGGACTGCCACTCACCCGCCGCACCCGCGGCGACGTGACCCCACCGCTCGACCAGGCCACCCCGGTGCCGGCCACTCGAGCGCGGCGCGCGGCGCTGCCGGTCCGCCGCCGCGCACCTGCCGTCACGGTTCCGGGCCAGGCTCAATCGCCCTGGGTTCAGACCGCATCACGTCGGATCATCCGGACCCTGCGCCGGGCTCGGCCGACCGCACCACCCATCGACCAGGCCGCGCCGATCGCAGCGCGGCCAGCACCGAAGCCGGGGCGGCTTCGGCTACCGCGGCGTCCACCCATCACACCGGTGCCGCCGCAAGTCCCCCCACCGTGGGTTCCCCAGCGGGCGCGAAGGAACTCACGGTGGGGAGTACTGGCTCGCCGCGGCAAGGTCTTCCCCGGCAAATGGATCGGCCTGGGCAACCCATTCGTCCCGAAGCCCGGCCGCGCCGAGCCCGGTACCCGCACCGGCCCGGCGGCGGAGCCCGGTACCCGGACCACCTCGAGCGCCGAGCCCGGCACCCGCGCATCGGCCGCACCCGAACCGGGTACCCACCGCGGTCCCGATGCCGAGCCCGGCACCCGCACCGGCCCGAACGCTGAACCCGGAGGTGACACGTGATCGACCTCGGCAAGCAGACCACCCGATCTCTGAACCTCACCAACTCCGCCGGCGTGGCTGTCGACGCCGACAGCACGCCCACCTGGGCGGTCACACTGCCCGGCCTCACGGCCGGGATCTCGCCGTCCGTCCAGCACGGCACGGCCGGCGAGTATTACGTGGCTTATCCCACCGTCGCCACAGGCCTGCATCGCGACGTCTGGACGGCGATCGTCGCCGGCCAGACGGTCACCGTCCGGGACGTCTTCACCGTGGAGGATGCGACTGCCCCGGCGATGGTGTCGGTGGCCGAGGCGCTCGCTCATCTGAAGGCGAACAGCCTCATCACCAGCGCGCCCGACCTGGAATACCTGCGCTGGCTGTGCCTGGTCGCCTCCGAAGCGGTTGAGTCCGACCTCGGGGCCACCATCGTGCCGACCGTCGTGACCGAGACATATTCAGGCTGCCGCCGCTGGGATCTGCCCCTGAGGTCGGTGCCGGTCATCTCGATCACGACGGTGGTTGAGAACGGCATCACCCTGACGACGAACGATTACTTCCTTGACCCGGATGGCTGGATTCTCTGCCGGGGAACAACTCTGGCGCAGCGTCCCTGGATGTACGGCCGCGCGAACATCGTCGTTACCGAGGTCGCCGGATACACCAACCCGCCCCGGGTCGCCCGGAAGGTATGCCTCAACGGGATCCAGCGCATGTGGCAGGGCTCCCAGCAGATGCCGCACCCGTCCCTCGACGACATCGGCGCCGAGATCGTCGCCGCCACCGGCGTGCTCACGCCGCTGGAGCTGGCCGCGTACCGGTCGCTGACCCCGGCGGCGATCGCGTGAGCACCGTCCAGCCGGTCCGCCTGGCACTGGTCACCTTGTGGACGGCGTCCGGCTCGGCCGCCGGGTGACCCTCTCTCCCGGTGAGCGTCTGTCCGTCGGCGACGTCAAGGGCGCTTCTGAGCCGATCACGCTGGGCCCGACCCGGCAGATGGAGGAGCGGTACGACGTCACGTGCGTCCTGTCGGTCACCCAGCAGGGCACAGTCGACCAGCAGGGCGCCGTCGAGGACCGGCTGTGGACCCTGTACAACGCCGCTGAGCTCGCCGTCCGGTCGGTGTCGGGCGAGAACCTCGGCGTCACCGGCGTCGTCATCGCCTACGTCGCTGGGAATTTCGCGTTTACCGAAGCGCAGGCCAGCGACACGAATGGCGCCTTGTCCGCGTCGCTCGAATTCGATGTCCGGGTTCAGGCCCGGTTCCGTCTGCCGTAGAAAGGATTTCAATGGCCACGTTCGTACGAGTCCGCAACATCAACCCTATTGGCGCCGTCGATGTCGTCGACCTTTACACGGGCGCCAAGTTCACCGCCGCCGCCGGTGAGGTCGTCGACGTCGACCCGGAGACGGCAGGACGCGGCCCGTCCGACACCGACCTGGGCTACGGGCTGCTCGCTCAGATCACCAACTGGGAGCTCGCCGAGACTCCCGCTGACACCACGGAGGTCTGATCATGGCCGGCCCCCTGGATCACCAGTACAACCTCGGCCTCGAGTCCGTCTACGGGACCGGCGTCACACCCACGCGCACGTACGAGTGGGACATCAGCAACTCCAAACATCAGTGGGATCCGAAACCCATTCAGGGCTCCGGGATGCAGGTCGGCGATGGGGCTTTCGAGCGTGCTGACCGCATGGTCATCGTCATCGGCCAGGGTTCCGGCACGGTCGGCCTGGACGTGCAGACGAAGGGTATGGGCCTGCTGATCAACGGCTTGTGCGATACCGGTGTCGCCACACTGGTCGGTGGCACCACCTATCAGCACTTGTTCACCTCGGCGATGACCGATGGTCTGCTGCCGTCGCAGACGCATCAGTACGGTGTGGTGCGCAGCGATGCGAGCGGAACCGTCGACGTCTACACCTACCTCGGTGTCACTTTCGGCAAGCTGGAGATGAAGTGCGACGCCGGTGGCGTCATGACGATGACCACCGACTGGGACGCGAAAGCCCGTACCGAGGGAACGGCACTCGCAACCGCATCGTACCCGGCGGGCCTGCTCGCGCCGTTCCACTATGGGCAGATCGCCTGCACGATCGGTGGCTCGCTGACGGTGCCGACGACCACGGCGCTGGCCGTGACCGGCACGGTGGTCTCGGATGTCAAGTCGTTCGACTGGAACCTTGACAACAAGATCGATGACGCCCGATGGGTTTTCGGTTCCCGCAACCAGCCGCGCGTCGCCAAGAGGACCAGCACCGTGAAGCTGTCCACCGAGTACAACGCGATCACCTACGACAGCGCCCTGAGCGCAAACACCACGCTGCCGGTGACGATCACGGCCACCTCCGATCAGGCGCTCAGCACGGGCTTCGCGACGATCCAGCTGGTGTTCCCGGCATGCAAGATCACCAGCACGGACCGGCCCAACCCGTCCGCCGACACGCCCACCATCGATTACGAATTCAGCATCAAGAAGCCGACTTCCGGCGCGGCGTTCTACATCGTCACCCGCACCTCGGACGCCGCGCTGTGACCGCGACCCAGGCTGAACACGACGATCTGCAGAACCGGCTGAGCTATCACCCGCCGGCCACACCCGCCATCGCCGAGAAGCACGACCAGGTGCGCACGCTGCACCTCAGTCTCGGGCATTGGATCCTTGACAATGTGCCGCCCGGGCGGCATCGCAGTCTCGCGCTGACAGCGGTCCAGGAAGCAATGATATGGAGCAATGCCGCCGTGGCGTGCGACACCAAGCCGCCGAGCGATGCCTGACAATTTCGAGATCCGGATTCAGGGTGTCGAGCAGCTCGCCCAGCTCGGCCGCGACCTGAAGGCCGCCGGAGATAAGGAGCTCCGTAAGGAGTTCATGAAAACCGGCCAGGCGATCGGGAAGCCGGTCAAGGAGAACATCCGCAAGCACGCTCTCTCCGACCTGCCGAAGAGGGGCGGCCTCAACGTCTGGGTGGCCAAGAACGCCAAGACTCAGACCCAGGTGCGTCTTTCAGGCAAGAACCTCGGAGTCCGGTTCAAGACGAAGTTCAAGGGCTCATCTGACGTTGCCGCCATCAACGCTGGCAAGGTCCGGCACCCACTGTTCGGCGACAAGGACCACTGGTACACGACGAACGTCACGCCGGGGTTCGCCTACCGGGCACTCGACGAGATGGCGCCCGAGGTTCGGAAGGCGTTCCTCGCGCTGGTCGACGACATCGCCCGCAAGCTCGAAGAGAAAGGCTGACAATGCGTTTCACGTACCAGGGCCGCGAGTTCGCGACTCCGCCGAACCCGCAAGGGATCATGGCTCACTTCACGATCGGTGAGCGCGCGTGGGCCCGGCGGGTGCTGAAGATCGCTTCTATCGACGACCTCGACGGTGCCGAGACGACGATGCTCGCGTTCTTCCTGCAGATCCGCCGCCACGATCACACGTTGATCCCGCCGTCGGCCTGGGAGCGGCTGACCCAGGGCGATTTTGAGATCGTCGTGCATCCGGTCGAGGCGCTGGACCGCAACGGCAACTGCGCCGAATGCAACCTGCCGGTGACCTATCCGATGCACGAAGAACCGGAGGACGGCGGGGCTACGCCGGACCCTACCGAGCCGACCCCGGAGATCTCGACGACCTGATCGAGCGGTACGGCATGGCGATCTGGGAGCACCTGCACACCCCGCCGTGGGAGCTACAGCACGCCCTCCCGGAGCACATCCGTCAGGCCTGCGACCTGATCGACCGACGCAACAAGGAAGCCGACCAGGCAGAGCGGGAGGCGAAGAGTGTCTGATCGCACGATCACGATGGAGCTCATCGGCCGGGACAAGTCCCTGAGCTCCAGCCTCGACAAGGCCGGTAAGTCGGCCACGAAGAACGGTGGGATCTTCGGGAAGGTCGGCAAGGGAATCGGGACGGCGATGAAGGCCGGCACGCTCGCGGCAGGCGGCGATATCGTCGCCCTGGGTGCGTTCCTCGTCCAGGGCGTGAAGGATGCGGCCAGCTATCAGCAGGTGGTCAACCAAACCGCTCAGGTCATCAAATCGACCGGCAATGCGGCACATATCTCCGTCGCGGGCGTGAAGAATCTTGCGTCCAGCCTGGAAACCATGTCCGGCGTGGATGAAGAATTGATCATCCATTCCCAGAACGTTCTCGCCACGTTCACGAATATCAAGAATGTCGGCAAGAATCGGATTTTCGATGAGGCCACCAAATCGACTCTGGACCTATCCGTTGCCATGCACGGAGATCTTCAGGGTGCTTCGGTTCTCGTCGGCAAGGCGCTGAACGATCCGATCAAGGGACTGTCGGCGCTCGGCCGCGTCGGTGTTCAGTTCACAGACCAGCAGAAGAAAGTCATTGCGTCCATGGTGAAGACCGGCGACACGGCCGGTGCGCAGAAGGTGATCCTCGGTGAGCTGAATAAGGAATATGGAGGAAACGCCAAGGCGGCAGGCCAGGGTTTCGCCGGTGAGATGCTCAGGGTGAAGGATTCCCTGGGCGATGCTGGGCGCGCGATCGGTCAGGTGCTGCTCCCTGCCGTGACAAGCCTGGCGAAGTGGTTCAACGAGAAGTTCCCGCCTGCGGCCGCCAAGGCCCAGGCGATCGCCACCGAGTTCTTCTCAACCCTGAAAACTGGGATGACTCAACAGGATACCGCGACCGGCATCGAGACTGCCGCTCTGCGGATCCGCGACGCGTTCAACACCGCGAAGACCACAGTGGGGAACTTCATCACCCTGCTCAAGGATCCGACCTTCCAGAAGGTCGCCGAGTTCGTGCTGGTGTTCGTCGGCACCATCAAGACGGTCATCGTCGTGACGAACGCCTGGAAAGCCGCACAGGTGGCGCTCGACGTGGCACTGAACGCCAATCCAATTTCATTAGTCGTAATAGCGATTGGTTTGCTTGTCGCTGGCATTGTGTTGGCCTATACCCATTCCGAAAAATTCCGCATCATCTTCAACACGGTTTTCAAGGCTGCGTCGAACATCATCCTGAATTTTGTCTCCGACACGCTCGGCGCATTTGCGAAGATTTTCGCGGTGATGGGGAAGCTCCCCGGGCCGATGGGCGCGCCATTCCGGGCGGCCGCGACCGCGGCAAAGTTCGCCAAGGCCCAGGTGGACAACCTACGGACCGCGATCAATAAGTTGCCGACGAAGAAGACGACGAATATCGGCATCGTCACGACGTACAGCAGCATCTACAAAACCGGGTCCGGGCCAGGCACATACGGCAACGGCCTCGGCGTCCTCAAGAAGAAGGCCGCCGGTGGCCCGGTCAACAGAGATGAACCGTACCTCGTCGGTGAGAACGGGCCCGAGGTCCTCATGCCGGGCGACCACCCGACCGGCACGATCATCCCCAACAAGGCCGGCGGCCGAACCTGGGCGGGCGGCGGAGACACCTACATCACCCTCAACGTGTCCGGCGTCGGCGACCAGCACCTGGCCGACGCGGTCATCACCGCCTTGCGCAAGGTGCCCGCCGGTTCCGCGAAGATCCCCCGGCGGCTGGTCTCCTCATGAGCATCCCCATCACAGGCAAGCTCGAGATCCAGTTCGTTCCCGGCGGGGCGTACGTTGATGTCTCGAACACGGTGAAGTCAGCCGTCGTGATCCGGCCCCGGCCCACGCCGGATTCGCCGGCGCAGCCAACCACGCTCAGCGCGGTGCTATTCAACGATCCCGACCTCTCGGGCGGCTACTCGCCGTACTCCCCCGACTCACCGGCGGGCGCCTACTACCCGAATGTCACACGCGACAGGATGATCCGGCTCACCGCCAGGTGGCCGAGCTACACGCTGACCGGCGCGACCGCGACAGCCGTCAGCTCGACCAGCACCGTCTACCTGGTCGCCACGAACGCCGACGCCGCCGACGTCCCGCTGAGCTCCCTCGTGCGCCTCTACGACGGCGGGGGCGTCCTCAAGGAAGACTCGCTCTTCACTGTCGTCGCCGTGCCCAGCGCGTTCGGCTTCACGAATATCACGCTCGACCGGCCAGCCGCGAGCACCATTTCGACGGGCGATCAGCTGCGCGTCGTCACCGCGAGCACGGCGACCTCGGTCCGGTTCTGGGGCTGGACGGACACGTGGCAGCCGGACGCCGGTGGCGGTTCGCCGTCCGAGGCGATCGTGACCGTTACGGCATCGTGCATCCTGAGCAGGTATGCCCGCCGGGTCATGCTGTCGGAGTATGGCGAGCGAATCCTTGAGGACAATTCGGCCACGCTGTCCGACTACTGGCCGTTCGACGAGCAGTCGGACTCCGTATCGCTGCGCGGATACGCGAGCGATGCAAACCTTTTGGCGGCCACGGTGATCCCGGCCAAGGGTGGGACGGGTCAGATGTCGCTCGGCCAGCCGGACGGCACGATCCTCGTGGACGGAGTCGCCAGCTTCAGCCGCGGCGACGCGCAATCGCCGTCGCCGATCATCCTCATCCCGGTGCGCGCCGGTCAGCGCATCGGGCGCGTAGCAGCCTGGTACAAACTCAACGTCGATCCGGCGCTCGCCAACGACGATGTCCTCGTCGCGTACGACGTGACCGGCGTCATCAAATGGCGCCTTACCGTATCTGTCACTGCTGCACCACCTTTCCTGCAATGGCAGATCCTGGATACCAACGGCGTCCCCAGGACGTTCTACACCACCGGCTATCCCCGTGACGAAAGCTGGCACTGGGTCTCATGCCACTTCTTCGATGACGCCGGGTCTCCCGGGTCTCTGATGGCGATCCGGGACAAGTCGATCCCGGACAAGTTCGTTGCCGGATATGCGCCACCGTGGCCCAACGACCCGAGCACCGGAGTCGCCTACATCGTCGTCGGCGCCCGAGGGAATCAGAAGTCAATCGGCAACCAGACCAACAGCTTTCAAGGCGACATCAGCTCATTCTGGATCCAGTACGGCAACGGGTTCGGGACGTCCTACTCCGACGTGTCCGCCGCCGGCCTGACCTTCACCTGTGACAGCGTCGTCGATGCCCTGCGACTGCGGACCACGGGTGTCGACGCGGCGGTCGGGGGCGGCCTGGGAACCTCGACCACCGATCACACCCCGATCAGCTATCCCGGCGGGGTGACCACCGTCCTGGACGCCTTCGCGCTCTATGCCCGGACGATCGGGGGCAAGATACTCACCAGACCCGACGGGCGCCGCCAGTGGCTGCCGGCCAGCCAGACCAGGTCAACGTCCGTTGCCCTGTTCCTGGATGCCGAGGCGGACCTGCACGTGCCGGCCGGTGGCTGGCAGGGCGAGCGGACCGAGCGGCCCACGCGGGTGACCGGGACATCTCCATCCGGCTCAGTCGTCGTGATCGATACCGCGACGGAGGCGCTGACGGGGATCCGGCTGGACGGCCCGTCGCTGAGCACTGCCGCGGGCAGCATCTCGGTAGCCCGCTCGGCGGCCGCCTGGGTCATCGCCTCGGGTGGCAAGACCCGCATGAGCTCGTTCGGCCTGGACGCCACCCTGACCGCCACGGACAAGGTGTCCAGCATCATGGGCCTGATTCCCGGCGACCGGGTGCGCGTCTACAACCTGCCGGTCGGCGTTCTCGGCTTCAGCTATATGGACGTTTTCGCGTCCGGCTGGAGCGAAACGTATTCCGCCGATGCGCAGTCCGCTCAGTTCGTCTTCGACACCGATCCGGCGGACGATCCGCCGTCCGCGATCTTCGACGATGCCGAATACGGCCGGTTCGCCCTACCGCCCACGGCCACGGTCACCGGCGGGACCTGTATCGGCACCGTCGCCACGGGCACGGTCATCATCACCTCGACGAGCCCACTGACCAACAGTGGCGCCCAATTCCCGATGGACCTGGACTGGAACGGCGAACGGATCACCGTCTCCGGCGTTGGCGGTGCGACGAGCCCGCAGACAGCCACGGTGACTGCCCGGGGAGTCGCACCCACCGTGCCGCGCGATACCCACATCGCGGGCGAGACCGTAGATCTCTGGCACGCAATGACTTTCGGATGAGAGGACGACATGGTCACGGTTCCGACACCATATGACGCCACGAGTGGTTTCAAGCTGACCGCTGCCGACTGGGACCTTGGCGTACGCGACGCGCTGCTGTTCCTGATGACGGCTCACCCGAGGGTGCACGCCTGGAACAGCACGAACCTCAGCTTCGCGGATACCGTGACGACTCTGGTCACATTCAATTCAGAGAATTACGACACGGACGCGATGCATTCGACGTCCTCCAACACCAGCCGAATTACGGCGACTACCGCCGGGCTGTATGAGTTCCATTGGTTTATCCGGATGGCCTCGACCACATACACACAGCTGGATCTCGATATCCGGCTGAACGCGGGAGGATCCAGCGGTGGCGGATCCTCGATCCTTCCATCGAACCTGCCGTTCACCTCCGGCGGATCGTTCCGGATCGTGAACTTCCACTATATTCAGTTCATGAACGCCGGGGATTATCACGAGGCTTTCCTCACTCAGACCAGCACCGCCGCACGCCTGGCCACGGGTGGTCCATTCACCACCTTCTGCCAAGCCCGTTGGATAGCCACAAGCTAAAAGGAGATAACAGTCTGCCCTGATGATGCTGACCGGTCTGGCCGATGCGCTCCGCTCCGGCGGACTATCTGTCAAGGAACTCGAAGGCTGGAAGACCCGGGGCCACGGCCCGATGACTGACGTCCTCGGCGTCACCTGCCACCACACGGCCAGCGGCCGGGGCACCGGCGTCACCCTCGGCCTGAGCACCGTGCAGCATGGCCGCACGGATCCGCCACTGGCTGGTCCGCTGGCCCACCTCTACCTGAACCGGGAGGGCGTCTTCTACATCGTCGCCGCCGGCCTCTGCTATCACGCCGGTGAGTCCAGTTCGCCGCGGTTCACGAACGAGCACCGGATCGGGATCGAGGCGCTCGCCGCCGGTGACGGTTGGTCCGGTGACTGGCCTGCGGCCCAGATGACCGCGTATGCCCGCGGGTGCCGCGTCCTGGCCGAGCACTACGGGTTCGGCGTGTCGGAGGTCCGCGGGCACAAGGAGACCTGCGCACCGCCCGGCCGGAAGACTGACCCGTCGTTCAGCATGCCCGATTTCCGGCGCCGCGTCGGCGCCGTCACCCTGCATGCCACCACCGTCCCGAAGGAGCCCGACATGCAACTCAGTGATCCCGTCGAACTGGGGGACGCCGCGGCCCGTGCGATGTCCGCCGCACCCGGCGCCGTCCCGCACCAGAGTGGCCAGGCGGTCGACGTCGAGTTCCTGCTGCTGTGGGGCGGCCCGGGCCTGGCCCGGGTTCAGACGGCAATCGCCGGACTCGAGGAGCGGCTCGCGAAGCTGGAGGCTGACGCCGGTCCGAAACCGACCACATGATGCACGCAGCATTCTCCGACCTGGTGAAGGACGGCGGAATCTCGGCGCCCGCGTGGGCGTTCTTCACCACGATCCTCCTCGGCGTCGCCGGTCTGCTGCGTGAAGCGATCCGCACCAGGAAGAAGGTCGACAACACTGCGACAGCCATCGGCAAGGCCGCCACAGCCATCGACGACGCCTCGACCGCTGCGAGCGATGCCGCCGACAACGCTAAAATGGCGGCCGAGAACACCCACACCGTCGGCAATGGGTTCGTCGCCCGCCAGGATGCCAACTTCACCGCGCTGTTCACGCTGGTCTCACGCATCGACGGCAAATTCGACATGCTCGATCGGAAGCTCGACGCCCACATCGAATCATCCGAAAAGATCATCAAGCTCAACGATCTCAAAAAGGAAGACCCGCCATGAGTTTCATGCGCAAAGCGATCGTCGCCGCCGTGGCCGCCGCTATAGCCATGGCCGTCAAGAACTGGTCCGGCGGCCTTACCCCCGAAGAATACGGGCAGATCGCCGGGGCGGCCGTCACCGCCGGTATCGCCGTCTACGCCTCCCCCGCCAACACGCCGAAGGAATAGCCATGGCCGACGCCCTCATCACCCTGCTCATCCGGGTGCAGTACTCGCTCGACGCCGGCAAGACCTGGGTCACCGAGACGGACGGCTCTATCGAGGTCCCCCCCGTGATCGTCGATCCGCCGCCGGTCATCACCCCGCCGAGCAAGGGGCGTGTCGCCCTGGTCGGCAAGTCCGGGCTCGGATTCAACTCGATCCGGTTCGCCGGCGGAGCGCCCTCGAGCGCCGACCTGAAGACCGCGGCCACTGCCCGGGGCCGCGCCTACGACGGCGACTTGTGGTTCACCGCCCGTAACTCGTGGGATGCCTTCCGCACCGGCTGGGGCGACACGAAGGCCATGCTCGACGCCGGCCTGCTGGTCGTCACCTCACTTCCGCACGCCCCGGAGTCCGAGGGCGCGGCGATGAACGGCAAGGGCGCGAACGACGCCTACGCGGCCGAGCAGCGGTCGTTCGGGGCGTGGCTGAAGTCCTCCGGCCTGGACGTCGCGAACCACGTCCTGCGCGTCGACTGGGAGTTCAACGGCGACTGGTTCAAATGGTCGGCCGCGAACCCCGGGCTGAAGCTCGCGCTGCAGCACTTCGTCACGAACGTGCGCGCGGGCGGTGCGACCAACGTCCGCTTCGACCTGTGCGCCAACCAGCCCAGCGTTACCGGCAAGACCTGGGCCGACGTATTCCCCGGTGCGGAGTACATCGACGTCATCGGCATCGACCAGTACGACCAGTACCCGCCGTCCTTCACCCAGGCCACCTGGTACAGCAAGCAGGCCCAGACTCTGTCCATGACGGGCGCCGCGACATTCGCTGCCTCGCAAGGCATTCAGTGGTCACTCGACGAATGCGGCAACACCCACGGCAGCGGCTCGGCCTTCGGCGGTGACAACCCGGCTTACTGGGGTTTCCTGGCCGCGACACTCAAGGCCAATGCGGCGAACGCCGCGTGGTGGAACACCTTCGACCAGGCGGGCACCGGCGGCCTGGATCACACGCTCGCGGACAACCCGAAATCGTTCGCCGAGTACAAGCGGCTATTCGGGGCGTAAGCTGACCAGCGGTTCGCACCGTGGGAGTGATCGCCCTGACTGGAACGCGGGCTGTCCGTGGGTTGATCACCACGGGCGCGTCATGTAGCTCGGGGGCAAGAGCGCTCGCCGAGAGGTGAGAGACCCGATCGCCCGCCTCCAGCTTGGCGATCATCTGCCGGGACCAGCCGAGGCGCTCGCCGAGTTCGGCCTGCGTGATGTTCACCGCGGCGCGCTCGGCGCGGATAGCCTGCGTGAGGGCGGCTGCGAGGGTCGAGGACACGGTTGCACCGTGCCGTGTATTTAGAGCTTCTTGCATCGTTCTATGGACGGATGCAACCTGACGGTGGCAAGGTGTTCGCTAATCGGAGCAGAGCGGTAACGCTCGGTTCCGGTGCCAGCGGTCCCGCCCGGAAGTGGCGACTCTCGTAGCTCCCACCCGGGCGGGATCCTCCAACACGCGGAGGCGCTCATGACCACAGGCAGGGCGATCGGTGGGCCGGCGGACGGCATGATTCTCGAGCTGCCGGCCGATCGCGCGTACGTGGCCGTGGTCGACGGCCGGGCGCTGGTCCTGCCGGATCACTTGCACACCCGCCTCATGCGCAGCGTTCTCGCCGAGGCCTGGGCTGCCCGCGTCCCGTGGGAGCTGTATGTGTCCGAGCCGCTGACCGTGATCCCGTTCCTGCCGCATTGGAGCCACCGCGCCCGCCCGCAGGTCGACCGGTCCTGAGTCCACCGCGGCGGCTGCCTCGGCACGGGTGCCGAGGTCACCCCTTCGTCGTCGCGGTCAAAACCGAAGCGGCCAACCCCCCTGCCGGGGGTCGGCCGCTTCGGTAGAAGCTGACGAGCGACGATCGCGCGCTAGAGAAATCAGGCACAACCTGTAGGCAACCTTTTCACCAAACGGTGCCACAGTGCAAGCTCGCCATCTTCACCGAAGATCGCTCGGCGATTTTCCTTGTGGGAAACCAGAGACCTGTGCTAGAAATTTCCCTATGGGAAACCCAGTGCCGCATCCGGCACTCCGCGCCGAGATGGCCCGGGCCGGTATGGATCAGAAAGCGGTAGCCGAGCTACTCGGCTACCACCCGTCAGCGATCACCAAACGCATGCGCGGCGACATCGAGTGGCGAATCGGTGAGCTGCAGATCATCGCCGCCCGCCTTGGTGTGCCCATCTCCGTTCTCGTGGACGAGACGGCGGCCGCCTCGTGAGCCGCCAGCCGCGTCACCGCAAGGAGCCCCGTCACCGCAAGGACGGCCCGGCCGACCACGGTCACGCCGCTCTCTCCCTCGTCCTGCCCGCCCTCCTGGGTGGCGTGCTGCTGCTCGTCGCCACCGCATCCGGCCACGGGAGCTACCTCATGTCCCACCTCCCCAAGTGGCCGGTCACGGCCACGCCCAACGGCTTCACCCTGCTCACCCTCAGCCTCATCACCGGCGTCGGCTACGCCGGGTGGCGGGCACTGACCCGGGCCGAGACGCCGGCGTACGAACTACACGACTACGCCGACGGCGATTGCGACCTCGACCCGCTGGAGGCGTACGAGCTCGAGGCAGCCGCTCGGCCGCCCCGGCGGGCCTGGCTCGAGAACCTGTACGTCGCCGCAGCGCACTACGTCGGCCGCCGCCTGGTCGACCCCTACGGCCCGGAAGCCGAAGACCCGTGGTTCGGCTGCCGCGCAGACAAAGTCCAGGCCGGATCCGTCCGGGACCTGTGGCTCACCGAGCCCTCACGGGCTCCCCAGTACAACCCCGACGAAACCCCGGAGTGGTGACCATGACCGCGACGACCCCCGACCTGCGACGCAACCTGTTCAAGCCCGGCGACCGGGTGTCCATGAAGACCTGCTCGGACGCCTGCTGCCCTCCTGCGCACCCTTCGACGATCGGCACCGTCCAGCCCTACTCGACCGACGCGGTCACGCTCGAAGTCGTCTTCGACGGCGAAACCGTGGCCGTCGTGTACTACGTCGAAGAGCTGCACCTGCTCACCCTCGTCGAGCCCGCCCCGGCCCCGGAGACGATCGACGAAAACGCCCACGCGATCAAGGCCGTTCTCGGTCGCGCCCGGGATGAGCTGCTCGCCAACAGCACGCTCGTGGTCCCCGAGCCGGAGGCGCCAGCCGGGCCCGACTACGCGGCCAGCATCTACCTCGCCGCCGTCAACCTGCTGATGATCACCGAGCAGCTTGACCCGCGTCTCGACGCGACCCTGAACATCGGATGGGACTCCTACAGCGGACGCGAAGTCAGCGTCCACCTCGGCGGCAACGCCACCACCGTTGTCGACGGCTACAGGCTCGCCGAAAAGCTCGGTCTCACCGAATACAAGACCAAGCCGTACCAGGGCACCATCCAGCACCGCTGGGGCGGCAAGCGCCACGACCTGCCCGTCGAGGTCGTCTGGATCGAGCACAACGCGGCGCCGGTCGAGACCCCGTCGTGACCGCCCGGCGCACGACAACGGTCACGATCACCGAGTCGTATTACGCGCTGGTCCGCGTCCTGATCTGGGCGCCCATCGGCGTGGCCATCCTCGGCATCCTGCTGTGGCTGCTGTTCGGCTGGGCCGACAGCGACCAGGTCGGCAGCGTCCAGCAATGAGCGGCCACGTGTGCGCCCTGCCGCCGCGCGACGGCCGGCGCCTGACCTACTCCTGCCTGTCCTGCGGCTGGCAGTGGCGATTCAACACGATCGTCAAACGCTGGTTCCGGTACATCCCCACCGAACTGGCGGCCGGTTAACGAGCGCCGAACCCCGACCTCGGACCGGCCGCCCACCACGCCCGCACCGCGGCTCACCCGTAGAGAGCCGCGGTGCGGGACTCCCGCATCCTCCCACCACGAACGGAGAAACCATGAGTCTCATCTGGCCGCAACGCACCCACGCTGAGATCGCCCTCGGCATCGGCACCCACACGATGGTGATCCGCCCCCACGCCGCAGTGTCGCCGGCCGAACTGGAGGTGCGCCGGATCACGCGGCGACTACACCAGCTCACCGAGAGCCTCGACGGGTGCGCGGCGGACTTCGACCAGCGCGCGGAGATCGCGGCGACCACGTTGCTGATGTCCGGCGAGGAACTGGACCTGGTGGCGTCATGATCTCCGTTACCCAGATCGCTCAGTTGCAAACCGAGCTGGCCGCCGCCGCAACCGCGCTGGAGGACCTCAGGGGATCCCTGCTGCGCATCTCCGGGCAGATCTCCGTGCTGTCGGCTGACGACGTCGACCCGCCGCCGCCCTACCGGCCGGTCGTCCACCATCCGTCCGGCACGCCGATCCCTTGGCGAATGGGGCGGTGACCGCGTGGGAGACGACGTGAGCGACTTCGACAACTTCTTCAAGGGCATCCAGTCCGGAGCGCCCCCCGAACTGGCGCCGACCCTGGCCCGGCATGCGCGGCCCGAGCGGATCCTCGTCCAGCGGCCTGGCGGGACACCGTTTCTGCGGATCATGCTGGCCGTGCTGGTCGCGAATCTACTCACCATCATCCTGGTGAGCGCCATCATGCTGGTCGGCATCGGGAAGGTCCTGTCGTCCGACGCGGGCTCGCTGACCACACCGGATCCCATCGCGGTCTGCTACACGGGCGGCTGCTGATGGGCGACTGGCGCGAGCGGGCCGCATGCCTCGATCAGGACCCCGAGCTGTTCTTCCCGATCGGGGAGGCCGGGCACTCACCGGATGCCCAGATTGCGGACGCCGTGGCGGTCTGCCACCGCTGCGAGGTGGCCAAGGAATGCCTACGGTTCGCCGTGGACATCAACGCGGATCATGGGATCTGGGGCGGACGCACCGACGGTGAACGGCTCAGCATGAAACGCCGTAGCCGTGGCGTGATCCATGGCGACTCCCGGTGTTTCGTCAGCCCCGTACCGGCCGTGCGGAAAATCCGGGAAGCTCTCGCCGACGGCTGGACGTGCCGCGAAATCGGCCGCGCGGCCGGCACGGGCGCCGATGCGATCTCGCGCCTGAGCCGGGGATTGATGGGTCGGATCTTCGTTGCCACAGCCCAGAAGATCATGGATGCCGATCTGAATCAGCGCCCGGTCCCCGAACTCCGATCGGCCGGCCAATTCGAGGACGCGAGGGCGAGCCGATGATCATCACCGAGCCGGGGCTGTATGACATCCCTGAGGACATCTACCACAGCGATCCGGTGCCCGGCGGGTCGCTGTCGAGCAGCACGGCGAAGATGCTGCTGCCGCCGTCGTGTCCGGCGATCGCCAAGTGGAAGCGAGAGCACCCGGCGATTCGCGACGACTTCGAATTCGGTTCCGCCGTACACAAAATGGTGCTCGGCAAGGGTCCGCAGGTCGAAGTCATCAACCACGAGAAGTGGAACACCGAGATCATCAAGGCGAAGGTCGAGCACGCGCGGGCGAACGGCCAGATCCCGCTGAAACCGAAGGACTTCGCCCGCGCCGTCCGGATGGCCGAGGCGATCAGACAGCACCCGACCGCCGGGCCGCTCTTCGCCCCCGGCACGGGCCTGCCGGAACGCTCGATCTTCTGGCGGGACGAACGGACCGGTGCCTGGTGCCGGGCCATGCTCGACTGGCTATCCATCGCGCCACCATGGAAGCCACTAATCGTCGACCTGAAAACCATCTCTGGTTCGTCGCTCGAATCGGTGGTGAAACAGATCGGCAACCTGCGGTACTACCAGCAAGCCGCGTTCTACACGACCGCCGTCGAGCATCTCACCGGCGAACCGCCCGCGTTCCTATTCGTTTTCGTCGACGTCAACCCACCGCACCTGCCGCTCGTTTTCGAGCTCCAGCCCGACGACCTCGACCAGGGCCGCGCCCGCAACGAAGAAGCCCTCGACGTCTGGATCGCCTGCCAGGAATCAGGCGAATGGCCCGGCTACTCCACCGAAGTTCAGTCTGCGCCGCTACCGCCGTGGACCCACCGACAGATTGCGATGATCGAATGACGCTCGAAATCGTGAACCATGAGGGCCAATTGGCGATCCGGAACCAAGGCACGCTGCCGACGCAGTCCGACGCAGTCACCGCCGCCGTCCACGCCTGGGTGTCCGGCCTCGACGTCGCCATGCAGGGCGCCGATTACATCGTCGATACTCCGGCGTGCCCCGATTCGTTCTGGCCGCTTCCTGGAGACACGAAGCTGTGGAACATCCCGGGCAAGAACCCCAAGCTGCGGCTGCCCAACGAGGATCAGGAATCGTTCCTGATCCGCCGGCGGATCGCCGCGCAGACCGTCGGGTTCGTCGTCCGCTACGGCCTCGGCCTCGGCCTGGCGCCCGAGGTGGCGCTCAACGGGATCTTCGTCATCGGTGGCCGCCCGTCGATGTACGCCGAACAGATGGTAGCCCTGGTCAAGAGTCAAGGCCACGGGCACCGGGTGATCGAGCGGACCGCCGAACGGTGCACGGTCGAAGTTTGCCACCGTGGCGAAAGCGAATGGCAGCAGTTCACATTCACCATGGACGACGCGATCCAGGCCGGGTACGTGAAGAGCCAGGGTCCGAACGCGGGCAAGAACGAATGGGGCAAGGACAAGACGGGCGGCAACGAAAAGTACACGACCAACCCGAAAACCATGCTGTACGCCCGCGCATCCTCGATCGCCTGCAAGACCGTGTTCCCTGACGTCCTACGCGGAATGGTCACGTACGAGGAGATCCAGGATGAGCGCTCGCGGGAGCCGCAGGAAGAGGCACCGATCCGGGCCACTGCCGCCCCGACCACGGCCGCGGCGATCCGGGCGCGGGTGGGGCCGGCCGCCGAGGTGGTTGCCGAGGATAAGCGGGCAGCGGAATTCTTCCGCCGCCGGGGCACTGAGGAGCCAGCCGCTACGCCCCCCGGCTCGGGTCTGCTCCGCCCGCCCGCCGAGGTTGCCGCTGAGGACGCGCGAGCAGACGCCGCCGACGCGGCCACAGCGAAGCCCGTCACGGCGCCCGATCCGGAGCCGCTGAACCCGCGCACCTGGGACCAGATCAACCGCCGGTTCGTCGAACTGGAGGTGACCGGCGACGGCCAGACGGCACGGCGGCTGGCCGTGATCCGGCACATCCTCGGCCGCCGGATCGCCCGGGGTTCGGAGATGACCGCCGAAGAAGGCCGGACGGTGCTTGACAACCTTTCGGCTCACGTCGTCTACCTGGTCACCGGATTCCGCCCCGAGACCGAGGCCGCCCCGGCCGCCCAGCCCGCCGCGTCCACGGAGGCCGACGACGAGTACGACCCGACCACCGAACCCGGCTGGGGCCAGCACCTGGACGGCGCGGACGCCGGAGGTGAGGCCTGCGCGGTAGCCTCCCGTCTCTGCGAGGTCGTCGAGGGCGACGACGAACTCGACCTAGGGCCTCTGGCACCCAAGACCGATGATTCCGGGGGCGAAGCGTGAGAATCATCCACGAGGGGCCGACCCTCACGCAGGTTCTCGCGCGCCGTGTCCGGGATCTGGAAGCCGCAGTCTGGGCACTTCGCCAGGTCGCAGATCCCGCCGACGTGCCGCCTGCGTACATCGATTTCGAGCAGCAGTGCCGGGACCTTCACGTGGAGGTTCGGACGTTGGGGGACTTCCGCACGGCCGCCCTGAACATCCACCGGCCGTGTCATCGGTCGCTTGTTGATGTCTGCGAGCGTAGCCACTACGACATCACCGAGACTCCCGAGTGCGTCGGCTGCGGCTACGGCAGCAGCGACCAACCGACCTCGTGGCCGTGCCCGACCGCTCAGGCCCTGGGCGCGACGAGGTGAGCGCCCGGGTTGAGGGATTCTGCCCGATGGGCTGCGGCCAGACACTGTTCCTAGGTCTCGGGGGGCACGTCACGTGCAGCCTGATCGGTTGCCCGTCTCCGGACGCCGTCGCCCTAATCCTCGCTGATCCCGAGACTGAGCACCTCGTCGACTTCTCGGATCACGATTTCACGATCCTGCACCCGTTGCGTGAGCGCCTCGAGGAGGACCAGGGCGGCCTATGGGGCTGCGTCATCCACCGTCAAATTCAGGCATTGGCCGGTCGGCCGATGCCGCCGGGCCGCTATCGCGTTCGTCAGCACCCGGGATATCTAGGCTATGAGGCGGTGCCCCGGTGAGCGCCCGCGAATGGACGCTGCCGCTCGCGTTCACAAGACCGTTGAACCTCAATGATTCTCCGTCGATCAGCCTCGGCGCGATGCACGCCCGCCGCAAGGAGGTGAAGGCATGGCGCGAGCACGCCCAGGGCCTCGCGTTGCGCGCTGGCATCCCGCGCCTGGACCGGTTCACGGCAGTGCTGCACTACCAGCCGCGCGATAACCGCCGCCGCGACACGCAGAATTTACACGGCGCGCTCAAGCCTCTCGTCGACGGCCTGGTCGACGCGCACGTCTGCATCGATGACGACACGAAGCACTACAGCGGCACCGAGCCAATCATCCATGACGCGAAAAAGGGTGAGCCGGGCCGACTATGGCTCGTCGTCATCGACCTCGGCACGTCCACACCCCACGAAGGGATCACGCTCACGTGATGGAAGAACAGGCACTGCTCAAGCTAGCCCGGACTCGGGTATTCGACTATGCGAAGTCCCGGCTGGAGAAGACGGACACGCACGTGACGTTCAGTGCCGATGACGTCTACGTCGTCTGGTTCGCCAAGACGCTCCAGAACTGGAAGGCCCTCGTGAGCACCACGCTCCCGGACGGCATGTATTACGAGGTCACCTACAACGGCGACAAGCTCGAAACCTACATCGACGCATACAAGAAGTTCGAGAATATCGTCGTGAAGGATGGCGCCGCATGACCGATCTAAAGATCACCGGCCGCCCGACCGCCTCGGCGAGCAGGAAGGCGTGATCCGTGAAGCTCAGCGTGCCCTGTTCCTCGCCCGGACGGCGCGCGGCACGCTCGACGAGGAAGGCATGCTCAGCCTCGATGAGGACACCCTCAAGAACGCGGCCGGGCTGCTCATGTCGATCGAATGCGCCCGGCTGCGAGCCGGTCTGGCGCACTGGAATGCGTACGCGCGCCGCGTGGTCGGCCACTCGGCCAAGCTCTCGCTGTCCGAGATGGTGCACGAGCTGAGGGCCGTCGCGGACGGGCTGTCCGCCGTCCTGCTGACGGCCGTGCCGGAGGAGGAAGCGTGATGGCGGTGAAGAGTCGGGCCGGGGTCATTGTCGATGCCGTCCTAGAAGATCTGGAAGGCCGTTCCGGTTTCGATGGCTGGTGGGGCGACATCGACGACGCGATTCAGCGTGAGATCCGGGTCGAGCTGGCCGAGAAGATCGAAGCCCTGCTGCGCCGGCGGATCTACCGGGAGGAAGCGTGAGGCCCGAAGAGCGGCCAGTGCCGCCCCACGTCGCAGCCCACGTACTGCACCACTTCGGCGACGAAGGCTACCCGGCCGGGTCGTTCATCACCGACCTGATCGCCCTGATGGCCAGAGCCGATCCGGGCAACCTCGCCCGATTGAGGCTCGCATTCCCTGATTACGGGTCCGCCGTCTGGCTGGCCCAGCACACGGACGACGGAATGGCCATCCTCCGTGAGGTTCTCGTGACCTCCGAGGACGAGGTGAAACCGTGACCAGCGATGAGGCGGTCCAGGCTGCGCTGAAGGTCTGGTTCGGCCGGCGCGGCCAGCAATTCGGCGCCGGACAGGAAGCCGTGATGCGCGCGGCGCTCGAGGCGGCCATGGAGGTCGAGTGGCCCGCCATCGTGGCCGGTGCAACGGCGGCAGCTCTGGTGCTATCGAATGACACCGTTGGTGAGACTCTGCGGCGGGCACTCGATTTGCCCCCTAGCTGCGCCGAGCACGGGCCGCCTCCGACTAGCCCGAGCGGCGTCAGCCGAAACCCGAGGACGGGGGCCCGATGAGCGCCGCCGACCTGGCCCGCGAGTTCGCCGCGATCAACGCGGCGATCCAGAAGTCTCACGAAGTGCTCGCCGACATGAGGGCCGAGCGGAAGCTCATGGGTCAGATGCTGCTCGACGTCCGGGCCGAGATCAAGGACGGCGTCCAGGGGCTCGTCGCAGCCGAGGTCAAGAAGTGCGTCGGCACCGATCCACAGTCTGTGCGGGAGGGGAAGACTCCCGTGCCCGACCTGGTGCAGGAAGCGCGCCGAACCGGCGCCGGGCCCGCGCTGTCCGCCGAGTACCTGGAGACGATCGGCCGCCGACGGGAGATCCAGACATGACCCACCTGAGCGCCAACTGCCGCGCCCGGCAGGACCAGCCCAATCGGCTGCACCACTGCACCGGCTGTGACTGCACATGCCACCACAAGGCGGCTCCGCCCGACTTCCGCGACATGGTGGCCGCCGCCAAGGTCGTGCCCGAGCCGTACGTCTGCCAGACCTGCGGCTACGAAGAGTGCGGGTGCGAAGCATGAACATCGGCGAAAGTGTGGACGTCCAGCGGATCCTGTCCTACTTCCTCGACCCCGACGGCGAGGTCGAGGACGCCGACGCGATGGCAGCGGTCATGAGGCTCGCCGAGCGCGCGTACAAGCAGATCGGCTGCCTACAGCCCAACGACGTCCGCGAGATGTTCGGTGAGCTCGTGGAGGCGTCCGGAGAGCTCGACGAACGGTCGGTTGAGGACGTGCCGGTAGGTGATCTGCTGTGAGGCTCGATCCGGTGCTGCTCGACTCCCCCGCCGCCATGCCGTGCCTGCATCAGCGGGTGCTGCACCTGCACGGCACGAAGAACTGCTACCAGCACGACCGGTGCCGGTGTCCGTTATGCCGCGAAGCGAAGAACGATTACGAGCGGAACCGCAACCGCCAGATCGCCTACGGTCGCTGGACCGCCTGGGCCGACGCCCGACCCGCCCGCGCGCATGTCCTACGGCAGATGAAGGCGACGGGTGTCGACTGGCGGAAGATCGCCGAGCAGGCCGGGGTTGCCGAGCTGACCGTGGAACGGCTGCTCTACGGCTTCCCGCGACGAGGCATCCCGCCGGCGGTGCGGATCCGGCATTCCACCGCCGAGAAACTGGCATCGGCTGTGGGCCTGTGGCCCATCAGCACCAGACCCGATCAATCGACTCACGGAAACGCTGGCCAATGATCGTTACGACAGAACGTGGTTCAGCATCGAACACCAAGGAGAGAGGTGACCGCATGACGTGGTTCAAGGTGGATGACGGGTTGTGGGGGCACCCGAAATGGCTTGCCACGCCTGCGTCTGCTCGCGGCCTGTGGGTCACCGCGGGGTCCTGGTCGGCGTGCAACCTCACCGATGGAGTCATCCCGCGTCACGTGCTGCCCACCCTCGGCGGAAAACCCAAGGACGCGGCGACTCTCGTCGAGGTCGGTCTGTGGATTGAGCGCGACGGCGGGGGCTGGCTCTTCCATGAGTGGAATCAGCTCGGCCGCCAGCCCACCAAGGAAGCCGTGATGGCCGAACGGGAGGCTTCCGCGGACCGTCAGAAACGGGCCCGGGAGAAGGCTGCCGAGAAGAAATCACAGGAGGAGTCACGCCGTGAGTCACGGCGTGACGCGGGCGTGACTCACGCCGTGAGTCACGCCGGTAGTCACGGGCCCCCCGACCCGACCCGACCCGTCCTTAAGAACAAACCCCTCCAAGACCTGGTCTGTCGTCGTCTGTTTGGTGATGCCCAAAAACCGACGACTGACGACGAAAAGCGAGAACTGTGGCTGATTTGGGCAGAAACCGCAGGTCACAGCGTTGATTTGGAGACCGAACTCGGATCCTGGCTGATGCACAACGGCGCCACCGACCTCAAAAATCCGGGCGCCGCCCTGCTCGGATGGCTGCGAACCGCTGCGAAACGAACCGCGATTCCGGCCGTTCCAGGCTGCGATCAGTGCATCAGAGGCTGGGTTACTGACGAGTTCGGCCAGCCATCCGAGCACCGCTGCACGGTGTGCCGGCCGCACCTGCGATCCGTGGAGGCGCTGTGACCGGCGGCCAGGAAGCGGACGACGCCCTTAGGCACATGCTGGCCGGTCGCCCGTCGCAGAGCACCTGGCCGGTGCGGATCACGTCAGCCCACGGCAAACCAGCCGAGCGCAACCAGTTCGCCCGGTCCTGCCGCACCTGCAAGGCGAGCTTCCTGGGCCTGGCCGCCGGGAAAACCGGTGAGCGCGGGCTGTGGTCACGGCAGGGCTGGTTCTGCTCCGTGGAATGCGCGCCGCCCGGTGAATGGCCGGGCCTGGTGCTCTGCGACGACCAGCACGACTGCCCTGGTAGGGCCGTTCACTGTGGATGCCCGCCTGAAGGTGACTCATGACGTGCGCAGGCTGTGGACGGAAGCTGACCAACGACACCACGAAGCCGAACGCGGCAGCCTGGACACTTCGCGGCGACCGCGTTCCCTACTGTGCGGACAGCGATGCATGCCGCCGAGTCGCGGAGGATGACGAATGAACATCCTCTGGTGGCACATCCACCGTGATCCCGATTGGCAGGTCGAGGGCATCCATCGCTACGACGAGTGCCGCTGCGGAGCCCGCCGCACCACGCGCTACTACAGCAACCTCGAAGGCCCGTCACGGCCCGACTGGCCGTCCCGGCGAGATGAGCACGGCGTCTGGCCGGACTCCTCAGGCTGGCAGCGCCAGCCGCCCGGCGGATGGCCACGCCTCGGCCCTATCACCCTGCCCGATCACTGGATGTCTGGCCCGATGGAGGATTTCGACGGGATGAGTGATACCTACACCTGCGCCAACTGTGAAGGCGTCTTCATCAAGGCCTGGTCTGATGAGGAGGCCCGCGCCGAATATGAGGCAACCGAGCCGAATGCCGCCGCGCGAAGCGACGTAACGGACGTGATCTGTGACGACTGCTATCGCAAGTTCATGGCCTGGGCTGCCAGGGAAGGGATCGATCTGTGACCCAGTTGTGCGCCGTCAGCACCTGCCGCCCCATCCCGGGCCACCACCTGCCCACCTGCCTGTTTCCCGACGACGAATGCGGCGGCTGCCTACCGCACCTGGCCGCCGACGGATCGGCCGTCTGCGGCTGGCACATCGACACCGTGAGGGCCCGCCTGCGTGAGCTTCCCGCGCTCTGGGAAGCGATCGCCGAACCCACCACGGGCCGAGGTGGGCGCACTGAAGAGGACGACGGGCCTACGCTCGGCGCGCCCATCGAAACCCGGTACTACATCCGAAGCCAGCTCGTGAGCTGGCTGAAGGTGCTGGAAGAGGCCGGCCGGATGCGCCTGCCGGTCGAGGCGGACATCGTGGCCGCGACGCGCGCCCTCGTCGTGCGTCACCAGAGCGATGCCGATGTGGCGCTGGGCGCCTATTACCGAGCGGGCACATCAGAGGAACGGCGGCCCGCTCTGTGGGCTGAGGCGGCCGCTCATCGGGCCGCCGCCGACGCCGAACGCCGATCCCGGGAGAGTGGCCGCGACGTCATGGAGGTGCTCGCCGAGCGCCTCGACCGGCACTTGCTGTGGCTGCTCGACGGCGAGCATGCGCAGATCTTCGCGGAGGACATCCTCGACCTGTGGGCCCGAGCCCGGCCGCTCGCCTACCGGGGCGGCCGACCGCCCATCACGATCGCCTGTTCCTGCGGCGCCCGGGTAGCGCTCGACCCCGACGCCGAGACGATCCGGTGTACGGCCTGCGGCGAGTGGGGCGATCTCGCGTGGTGGAGGCGATCGTGATGGCCCGTCGACGGGCCGCTGTCCCTGCGCGACCTGGCCGACTGGATGCTCCTGCAGTACCGCTCGGCGGCGCCCACCTACGAACAGCTCAGGAACTGGTCGCGCGCCGATCGTGGGCCACGGCTAGTTCCAGTCGTCGAGGCTGCACGAGATGGGGCGACTGGCCGACCGCCAGCGCTGTACGACCGAGAAGCCGCGGCGATCGTGGCCGACGCGAGAATGAGGATGAGGGCATGAGCGAGCCAATCGAGATGACCGTCGATCAGGGATCGAAAATCCTGGTGCAGGTCGACGAACACCCGCGATATCGAGGCGGGAGGCTAAAACCCGCCGTGCCCACCATCTACATCGAGATCGACTATTACGCCGATGGCATCAACGCATCGGGCGTCGACCTGACTCCCGCCGAGGCCCGCGCACTCGCGCACATCCTCACCGTGCACGCTGCCGCCGCCGACCCGACCATGGCGGATCGGTTGCCCGTCTCCGGACGCCGTCGCCCTAATCCTCGCTGATCCCGATGGCCAGCAAAGCTATGCCGACATGGCGAACCGGAGGAGCAGTCCATTGCTGGATGGCTCCGCCCATGGTGAGGAAGCCTGCCCGGCGTGCAGCCGCAATGACCGCTGCGGCCGCTGCGATCAATGCGAGTCCTACGCCACCTATGGCTTCCACTGGGACACCTGCCCCAACCGCATCAGATGAGCAGCAGGAAGCTCGAATGGATGTTCTGGTTCGTCATGATCGGTAGCTACGTCGGGATCTTCGCTGGCGGCGTCATGCTCGGCCTGGCCCTCGGGCGTTGAGCTATCCTGCTGTCCTCGACCTGGTCGATCGGCCATGGTTTGGTTCTCCCGGAGTGTTGTGAAGAAGTAGCGGTAGCACACGGCGCAGTAACTAGGTAGGCCCGAGCAACGCAGCGCTGGCACCATCCGGGAACCAGGCCCTGACCGGTCCAGGCCTGGAATGGAAGAACGGCGGCGCAAGCGGGCTCGGGCCTACCAAACCCTCAAGCCCTACTTGACAGTCGGCCCATGATCGTTGGATTATGCGTCATACCGGACCACACGTCTGCCCACGTATCCCCGTGCGTCCGTAAGGGTGGATGGCACCGTGCATGTTGCGGTAGGCGCTCAGGTCCGGTCGGTCAAGCTGGACCACATACGGCGGTGATCATGCCCCGCCGCAGATCCAAAGGCACAGACCCACTGCTCACGACCATGCACTGGCGCGTCACCGTCCGCCGGTACTGGCTGGCGCAGCGTCAAGCCTGCGCCAGGTGCGGCGCCGCGATCGACTACGACACTGGCCGCTACCTGCCCGGCACGCGCAAGGTCAACCCCCGCTCTCTCGCCGTCGGGCACATCGTCGGCCGCGACCAGGCCAAGCGCCTCGGCTGGCCCGACGCCGAGATCAACGCCCTGTCCAACACGCAGCCTGAGCACGCTCGGTGCAGTGACCGTTCAGGCGCGGCATACGGTCACGCGAAGCGGCGTCGAGCGCGTGCGCCGTTGAGAACGAGTCGCAACTGGTGACCGGCCCGGGGGGCGGGTCGGAGCCGTGATCGGATCGGGCGCAGCACA